TCTAGCGCCATATACGTGTAAACCACCCATTGAAACACCGAAGCCTTTCTGAGCATCGTATAAGTTACCACGTTCCATTTTAACAATTTGCTCTGCTAGTGTAATAGACTCGTTAGAAACACCACATATAATATTGTATTGATCCGTATCTGTAGATGGTTGATTAACATTGTTACTCATAACTAGATTCCAGCCATAAGCTCTTACAGTTCTACCCTCTTGCCATGTTATATCATTATTTGATTGCTCTAATATACCAGCGTCAATCAATTCAAACATTAAAGCAGGTGGGATAACCATATATCTACCATCTCTCTGAACGTTGTTTTGATCGAATGTTTTACCCATTAACAATAATTCTGTTCTAGCGTTTGAACTTCCTATAGTAACATAAGAAGTTGCACTATTTGAAGTTGAACTTAAACCAGCCTGTGTGTATAAACCAGCTATAAACTGATCCTGAGTATCTGCTAATTGGTAAGCCATGTTAGTAGCTAACTGTGGTAATACATTAACATTACTTTGTACCATATCAATATCATCAATACCAACATTAACATATTTCTCTTGATCAACTACAAGTGTCATGCTTGCTACATTTGCTGTTTCTAAAGTAAGACCTGTACCAAAATCATTTCTAGTATAGTCGTTTACTGTAGGGTGTCCAATTTGAGGAATTCTTACTTGATCCCCAGATTGTCTTATTTCTCCCTCATAGTTTCGGTTTGCTAACATACCGAAAACATGAGCTTTCTTTTTATCTTCTAATACTCTTTGACTCCATATTTCAGGAATAAATTCCGTCATAACATCTGCCATTTTTTACCTCCGTTTTTATCCTATTCCAAGTAGCCTGTTATAATCAGACTTCTCTTTACTTGATCTTTCGTTTTCAGGTTTAGCAGCTATTGATTGAGCGTATTGCACTTTCTCAGTTTTTGACATTTTACTTATATCACTTCCAACCTCACCCGTATTTAACCCCGCCTTTGGTTTATACGTTGTTTTTGAAAGCGTATCAGTAACAGTCTTTTCAATAGTTTGCTTATCCCTATTTTTTAAGTTTTCAGCCAATATTTTTACATTGACTTTTATTTCTTCTAAGTTATCACCTTTTATAATATTGGTAATATTCTTTTGTGAATCTACATCTAAAAAAGCCAGTTCATCAGAAATAACTTCACGTTTGCTCTTTTCAAAGAGTTGGCCTTCAAGTTCCTTGAGTCTCTCTTGAACCTCTTTATTTTCCATATCTTTAAGCTGTTCTTTTGACATTGAAAGTTTCTGTAGCTCAGATACTTTTTTATCTAACCCTTTTACTTGACCTAACAAATTTTCTTTTTCACTTTTAGCTTTTGTAAACTCACCTAGTAACTCATTATATTTCTCTAAAGAAATAGAATCACTTTTATTATCTTGAGTTTCAGTTGTTTGCTGCACCTCTGCCTCTTGAGTTGCCGCTTGTTTTTCATCACTCATTTATAATCTCCTGTTTAGCTTTTTCAGCTTTTTTTATTTTATTTACATAGGGCTTTAAGTCGTTATAAAGCTCTAATATTTGCTCATCGCTTGCATGTCTTATAAACTGCACCAGTTTGACTGCTGCCTTTTTAAACATTATGTTCATAGCCTTTCCTTTTCCCACTCTTTAAAAGTGAGTTGTTTATATTTATTTTTACTTGCGGGCGTTACCCTTTTTTCTATGTTCTCTGGTATATCATCAACTTCTTCTATATAAGTACATCTACAATTTATATCTTCTTCAGCTATACCAAACAATCTTGGCGCTTCTGCCTGAGCGCCTCTATTTTTACCACTCACTAAAGTAAATAACCCATCAGTATTAGCTTTTTGCCCTTCCATACTCACATGACTCGGGCGTGTTCTGCTATCGTTTGTACTATCCCACACTTTAACTATATCTATACCAAGATCTTGACTTCTCTGTGTGCTAACTAACTGAGCTTTACTGCTTGCCCTTAATCCCTCAGTTCTAGCTATTGTTACAGCTCTATTGTAACTTATATTAAGAGTGTTTTTTATCCTTTGAGCCATCTTTGCAGCACCCTCGCCAAGTGTTAAACTCTGGCCTATTTCAAAAGATATTCTGTTAGCTGTTTGCTGTGTAACTCCCTTTACTAGATCACTTAACTTTACATCTGGGTATGGTTCTGTTACAATACCCTGCACTAGCTCAGGATTTATTTTTCCGAAAGCTAGACTTGTTTGTATTTCTTTCTCATAACCAAACCAACTTCTATTATAAGTGTTAGTAACTATATTAGTGTTAGTTCTAGCTAAACCAGCAGCTGACTGCCTACCAAGTTTCCTTATTTCATTCGCGATTTGAGTCTTAAGCTTATCAAGTCTATTATACTTGCTAAGTTCTGAAAAGCTCCACTTAGCCTTTTCATTCAACTTCATTAAATCGCTTCTTATTTGTTTCAAAGATCCCCTATATATACCAAGTAGTTTTTTCTCGTACAGGTTAAGCATTGCCTCGCTTTGATTGAACGCCACTTTTTGGTTTTGAGCTACTTGCCCCATTTGCTACCTCAAATATTATAAAGCCATCTATTTTTTTAACGGCTCTTATGTTAGTCTCCGTTCTGCTGTGGTATTTCTTCATCTCCTGGATTAAATCCATTACTCTCATCTTGACCTCCATCCATGTCAAACATTTTCATATTTTTCTCTTTCTGAGCCTTGAGTCTTTCAACAGCTAGATCAACATTATCTACAAGATCCTCAGGAAAAGTTTTAAGTATATCTTCATCAGCTAATAACCCTGCATTTTTAAGTTTAGTTGCATTTTCTATAATCTCAGTTAGATTTACAGGAGTATTTCTCTTGAAGCGTATATTAACTTTTTCAAACTGAACATCTCTTATTTTTAAATAAGTGTTTATAAGATCTATTCTGTGTTGTAAACCTTTTGAGAATAGCGTTTCTTTATCACTGCAAAAGTTTTCAAAATCAAACAAAGCCCACATCATACTTACACCCGAAGCATTTGAGAAGTTCTTACTTCTAAAATCTGGTATGTGTGAGTGGTACTCTATATCTTCTCTAAGTGTGCCTTTAACGGTTTCAAAAAAATCACTAGGTATATCTTTAGTTAGAAACTCAGCACCACCTTGACCATCTAAAAACTCTAAAACTCTACGTGTTTTAATTTTCTCCAACTCTCTTTTTTTCATATTATCATCATCAGGATTACTAAAAACATAGTCTTTAAGTATAAGGTAAGCACTTGCAAACCTGTTTAATTCGTTTGTTGAATCGCTTGCTAATATATCATAAGCATCAACTAAGGGTTTGACTGGCTCATAGTCTGCATGAAATTCTTGGTTGTTTTTATATAACACAAAAGGAATTTTTCCGAAAGGGTTAGGGTATTCATCAACCTTTGAAGTTATCTTAAAGTTATTAGAACTATTTTCTTCTAAGTTGTACACCTCTACTCTATCCAAGTAGTAAACTTCTAACCTGTACTTTTTAACGTTGTTTTTACTTTGTTTATCTTCATCAATAAGGTAATATCTAATAGCGCCTGAAAGTTTAGGCTCTATTTCCATATTATTAAGAAATATGCACTCTTTCGGGTTAACGTTTGTAAACCTTAGCTCAGCTTCCTCATCTATATACATAAGTTCTACACCAAGACCGTATTTACTTTGACTCTCGCCAAGTTCTGAGGTTTTAAGTGTTTCATCGTTCCTGTCAAATATCTCTTGTAACACTTCCATGTATTGATCATTATCGCTGTCATAAGTAATAAGTCCAGCTTTGAACATATACCCTTTCACTATTTGAGTCATAGTCCGCGCGTATGGTACTGCTACCCTTGAATCTGGGTTATTAGAATCTACATTTCTTTTACTTGCTATTGCTACATTAGCACCAATATAATATTGCTCATTTTCAGAATATTTATCCCAGAACTCCCTGTTTTCTTCAATGAGTTGAACAAGTTCTTTTTCACTTAAACTTGTAAACTCCTCTACACGTGGGTATTCATATATTTTAGTTGTTATTTTTACATCACCTTCCATTAAGATACACCCTTAAATAAATGATCGTTATTTTCTTCAAGTCTTTTATTTATTATATCAATATATTTTTGCTCTTTTTCAATCAATATATATTTTCTGTTTAGGTTTTGACAGGCTATTCCTGTAGTTCCGCTTCCAGCAAACGGATCTAGCACAGTATCGTATTCATTGCTCCATGAAATTATGTGATCTGATGCAAGTTTTTCTGGAAATATAGCAGGGTGGTTATTTTCAAACCCTCTCTTTAGATTATAAATTAACCAATGATTAAACCTCTCGCTATATTCTCTTACCTTGACTGGTTTTTTTCTAATTAGCTTTCCAGCAGCATTTCTTTCCGTTCTTTTTGAAGGCTTCCTATTGAATGATTTATTTTTCCTATCTTTTATAGGATTGAATGTTTTTGGTTTACCTTTTGACAATATAAACATATATTCAAATCCTTGATGATATCTGTCTTTACTAGGAAAAGCCATTTGCTCTTTTATATATATCATTGTATCATGCAGATTAAACCCACACTTTTTCGCCCACAAAGCTTGCTTAAAACTTGTTCCTGTTTCACTTCCGTTTATAGTAGCATCTCCAACAACCCAAACAACAACACCGCCATTTTTAGTAATTTTATATAGTTTATTTATAACGCTTTTCCATATATTTTCATCCCATTCTAAACTATTGTTATATGTTCTTAAATTATCATAAGGCGGGCTAGTTATTGTCAAGTCAATTTTTACACCTTGATCTATTAACTTATCCATCTCTTCTAAGCAATCCCCATGTATTACCATTATAACCCCAGTTGACCAGCTCTAAGGCCAGTTTTTCTATATATTCTCATTAAGTGTTCTAAAGCATACCTCATGGCATCCATCAAGTGATTATTCATATCTAACGGCTCATTCATAACATTCCCATCTTTATCTTCTCTGTACTTATATGTACTAATCTCATTTATAAAATTAGTGCATCGTTTATCTATTATTATCTTATGTTGTCTTATCCATTGGATCCCATGTTTCACAGAATCCTTACCTTTTACCGTTGCTTTAGCGCTTATGTTATATGTTTTAAGCTCTCTAATACTTTTCGGCTCGGCGTTATCACAATAAACATAACCATCAAACTTATCTTTGTAAACCTTTGCTATATCACTATTGCTAAGCCCTTTTTCATAGTGTTCTCTTAATATATATATATTCCAATCTTTTCGGGCTAACCTAACTATAGCAGTAGGATCGTTCGTAAATCCAAAATCAAGACCTGTAT